GGTTGGGGAGTGAGAATTAAATTCAGTCCTTATAGAAATGCTTTAAGAAAATATAAAGAAATTAAATTTACCAAATATGGTTATGAATGGATAGGAGAATAATGAAAAAATTATCAGCAGATGAAATACAAAATAATTGGAATACAATGATAGATGTTATCAATGCACACATTGGTGATGATAGAAGAGACAATCTTTTAAAGTTCTATGATGACTTCCAAGACAGAATGATGTTCGCACCAGCTAGTGCTAAAGGACATTATCACAATGCGATGCCGGGTGGATATGTTGAACACATTCTTCATATTGTAAGTCACTCACTTGAGATAAAACAATTGTGGGAGAAGAACGGAGCAGAGATTAACTTCACGGATGAGGAGTTAGTCTTTGCTGCTTTACATCACGACTTAGGTAAGGTTGGTGATTTGGAACATGACTATTATATTCCACAAACATCAGATTGGCACAGAAAAAATCGTGATGAGATTTACACTCACAATCCAGCACTTCAATATATGAAAGTTCCTGATAGAGGGTTATGGTTACTTCAACACTATGGTGTTAAGGTTACTGATAAAGAATACTTAGGGATTAAATTAACTGATGGGTTATATGATGAAGCTAATAAGGCTTATTTAATGTCTTACAATCCTGACTTTGGATTACGAACCAATATGGCTTACATCTTACACCAAGCTGATATGATGGCGACTCATATTGAATCCGACCAATGGAATAGGGGTATGGAATCAAATGAACCAATTAATACAAAAGTTCCAAAAACAAAAGATGAAAAAGAAAAAGTAGACAACTTGAAATCAAAATTTGATGAGTTGTTTGCTAATTAGGAGATAATTATGTGGATAGGTTTAACAATATTATTTTTTATAATTAGTATCTTTACATCTACATTGGTGTATTACTCTTTACGAAGAATAACACAATATGAAGAATTGATTTTAGAAATTCAACAAGTGATTAAATTCTCAACAGATAAAATGAAACTTGTAGATTCTAAAGGACACTATGAATCAGACGATGAGACTGGTTTTTTCTTTGAACAACTAAAACAAATTCAATTATCCTTAGATGGAATATTTGAAGAGGAGACACAAGATGCCAAAAAAGAAAACTAATGATGTAAAAGCAGAGATTAAAAAAATAACAAAAAAGAAAAAGCGTAAAGTTTATTTTGGTCAAGAGGTTCAAGATGCAGTTGTAGAATATAATTCATCAATAAATGATGAAGAACGAAATAAAATTTATGGAACAAGAATCCATGCGGCTTTTGATAAATTAGCTGAGAATATAATCAATACATTTAAGTTTACTTATTTTGATTATGGGTTTGAGGATATAAAACACGAGGTGGTTGCTTTTATGGTAATGAATATGCATAAGTATGACCACACTAAAGGTTCAAAGGCATTTAGTTATTTTTCAGTTGTGGCTAAGAATTATTTAATTCTTCACAATAATAATAATTATAAAAAACTAAAAAGTCATAGTGGTATGGATGTGTTAGATAAAGAAAAAAATATAAATAATTCTAATACTTCAGATTTTAAACAATTAACTGATGAAATAATTAATTATTTTGAAAATAATGTTCAGACAATGTTTAAGAAAAAAAGAGATTTAAATATAGCTTATTCTATTTTAGACTTGATGAAGCAAATAGATGAAATAGAAAACTTTAATAAAAAAGCTCTTTATATTTTAATAAGAGAGATGACGGATGTTAACACCTCACAAATAACATCAGTTGTTAATGTTTTAAGAAAACACTACAAAAAGTTGTCAAATGAATACTATAAATATGGAACAATTACCCCATTAAAAAGTGGTTCATTCTTTTAAATACTAAACCCTCTTAAATGAGGGTTTTTTATTTCATACAATTTCTCACAAATTTTATATTTATATATGAATAAGTCTATCTATAGGAGATGATATGTCAGATGAAAAAGAAATATTTGAGGGAAAAACTTTCCAAGATTTAACAAAAGATATTTATGAAAACACAACAAAACGTAAAGTTCAAATAGATTTGTTAATATCAGAGATACATGGATTCATTACAACCATAGATGATGTGGTTATGGTTGCTCCTATTATAAAAGAATATATGGATACGGCTGTTCGTAATGATGAACACTTGGTGAAACTTGCTGGTGTGCTACAAAGAATCATTTCTAAATCACAAGGAGATTCTGATGAATCAATGTTATTAAGTGACGAAGAAAAAGAAGAATTAATGGGAACACTTCAAGATACTGTCAATGATTTACAAAATGAAAGTGAAAGACTTGAAGCTACAAAAAACAAAACAATTGATTTGGGGACTAACTAATGGCATCAACATTTACAAGAGCGGACAATGTAACAGTTTCAGGTGTTTTTGGTGAACCGATAAGTGTTCCTTATTATCTACAATTTGTACCAGGTATTGTTACTGAGGTTGTTACATCCGATAGAAGTTTTCAATCATTTAATAAAGCTGAATATACAAATACAATATTAGCTATGCCACATATCACAAATAAACCTAAAAGAAGAAAATCAGATTTATCAAATACTGATAGATACTTTCCACTTATGAGAGGTTTTGTTGATGTGCCTGCTAAAGGAGACCCTGTCTTACTTTGTGAAATTGGAGGCATAAAATATTATCTTGGACCATTGAATACACAAAACAGTCCAAACTTTAATAATGATTTTATGTTCGTGCCTGAAAAACCAATTACAGATATTGTTAAAATGACAACTGATGAAAAAAGAACAATGATGGGGCAATCATTGAATTTCAAAAAAGTAAATCATAATAGAATGATGAAACCTATAAAAGATGAATTGGATAGAGGTGAAGCAATTAATGAAACACATGGTGACATGTTGTTTGAAGGTAGGCATGGGAATAGTTTAAGAATCGGAAGTAGAGATAAAAACCCATACATTTTTATTTCTAATGGTAGACATTCAAATAATTATAACGAAAGTAATGCTGATGGGAGTATAATAAGCGTAATTAATTCAGGTTCAATTGACCAACATTTTGGACAATACATTGAATTAGAAAAACCTAATCCTGATGATGATACGACTTGGACCAGAACACCAATTCCATTTATATTGGGTTCTGATAGGGTTGAAGGTAATCAACGATTAATGTCAAAAGTTGTAAAATCAATTAATCAAGTTGATGATGTGAATCAAGTTTTATATAATTATGATAAAAATCAAGTATTCATAAATTCAGATAGAATTATATTTAATTCAAGAGGTAATGAACAATATAATGGTGACATTTATTTATCAGCTAAAAACGATATTCATGTTGGTGCAGGTAATTCATTATCAATATCTACAAATAAAAATTTAATAATTGAGGCTAATAAAACATATTTAGGTGATGTTAATAAACCTAATTATAGTAGAACAACTACAAATGCTGAGGGGCAAGAGCAAACAGAATCATTAATGGAGCCGATGGTTTTAGGAAATAAATTATTTGATATTTTTGATGAGTTATTTAGTATTTTAGAAAAAACAACATCAAATCAATATTTTCCATTACAATTATCTTATCTTGGAGCACCACTTAAAGATGTATTAGACCCATTAAGACAAAAAATTGATGCTATAAAAAGTAAACATCATTTTATAGAACCAAATGACAGAGGATAAACATAAGAGGTAATTATGAAAAAGAAAAAAACAAATATTAAAACTATAATCAGACAAGTCGTTAGAGAAGAAGTTGCGATGGCTATCAAGGAAGTGATAACCGAATTAAAACAACCAACTCAAACTTCTAAACCAATGACACCAAAAAAACGAACACAGAACAGTAGTTTTACATCTAATAAAATATTAAACGATGTATTGAATGAAACAGCTCAAGATGGTGAATGGAAAACATTAGGTGGTAGTGAGTTTACTTCTGATAGAATGAATGAATTAGTTGGTGGACAATATGGTGATATGATGAATACAACACCACAACAAGTTCCTTCAAGTGACCCAATGTCACAATTTGTTAATAAAGATTATAGAGAGGTTTTAAAAAGAACTGAAGAAAAACAAAACCAAAAATACGGAAAATAATAATGGGATTAAAACAAGATTTAATTGATGCTAAAGAACAATCAGCGTTAGCGGCTGGCGCAAATCCAGATGATATAGATACATCAGCGGGTTCTGCTATTGAGGTTGAGGCTGAGTTAACAAAAGAAGCAATTGTTAATTTTTTACTTAAATGTCAATTTAGAATTACACAATTAACTGCTCCAGTCGTATTGGAAGATTTTAATATCGGACCGCAAGAAGCTGATATTGCTCCAACAGTTACTGTTAATTCTGGAATTACTGTTGCTACTTCTGGTGGGCCAGGTAATACAACCTCACCTGGAATACTAAGTAATTCAGCACCAACAAGTGATGTTTTAACAAAAACCATAGATGTTAATAAAGCGGGTGGAACTACAGGTGTATTGGATTCAACTGGATATGTTTTCATAGGTGGAGACCCGGATTCACAAGATGAATTTGATGTAAATACTTTAGATGGTATCAGAGATTTCACGGCTGTAGAGTTATTTAAAGAAGACATTGAGGATTTATTATAATGGCTGTTAAAGATACATCAAGGAAACCATACATTGAAGATAATGATACTAATGTCAGAGTTGGTATTGATTTACCAATTCGTAGAGGTAATGATAAAGATGGATTTTTTGCAACCACTTCAACAACCATTGAGGCTGTAAAAAACAATATAAGAAATTTATTAAACACTAATCAAGGTGAAAGATTATTTCAACCTAACATTGGTATTAATTTAAGACGATATTTATTTGGACAAATAACAGAAGAAACACTTTTACAAATTCAAGAAAGTATTTCCTCTACTTTTAATTTTTGGTTACCCTTTGTTCAGATTCAAAAAATAAGTTTAAAACCTGGTACGAACGCAAATTCTATAGTGATAGATATTTTATTTAATATAAAACAAGACCCAAATACATTGGAGTCAGTTCAAATAGCAATTGATAACGACACTAATAATCAATCAGCTGACGTTTCTACTGGTGGAGGAGGTGGCGCCGCTGGTGGAGGTGGAGGTGGTGGATACTAATGGAGAGTAAATAATGCCAACATATGGAAAAAAAGATTTTAAAGAATCAAATGTAAATTATTTAAATAAAGATTTCAATGCATTGAAACAATCTTTAGTGAATTATGCTCAAGCATATTTCCCAAATACATACAAAGATTTTAACGAAACATCGCCAGGAATGATGTTAATAGAAATGTCTGCTTATGTGGGTGATGTATTATCATTTTATATAGACCAACAATATAAAGAATTATTATTACCATTAGCTGAGGAGAGAAGAAATATAATCAATATGGCTAAGATGTTAGGGTATAAAGTTAAACCAATTGTTCCATCATTTGTTGAATTATCATTTACATCAGAAGTTAATGCCCTATCAACCAATAGAGCACAAGTTGATTATTCAAATGCTAGTGTTTTTCAAGAAGGAATAAAAGTTCAATCAAGTGCTAATTCAAATTTGTATTTTGAAACATTAGATGTAGTTGATTTTAGAGTAACATCATCTCTAAATAATGGTGAAGCTTCAGATACAAGTTCACCGATAATTGATACTGCTACTGATGGTTTGACAACTGATTATACTTTAACAAGAAAGGTAAGAGCTGTTAGTGGTGAAACTAAAACAAAAACTTTTACAATAACATCACCGCAAAAATTTAGAAGAATAACCTTACCAGAAACAAATGTTATTGATATTATATCTTGTAAAGATTCAAATAATAATGAATGGTATGAAGTTGATTTCTTAGCACAAGACCAAGTACCTGTTAAAAAACATTATGCTCAAGATGAATTAAGAGACAATGCTTATACCAATATAGATGGTACAGATTATGTAGCTGATGTTCCAGTACCATACTCTTTACAATATATAAAAACATTAAAAAGATTTACTCGTGAAACAAATACAGATAACTCAACATCATTAGTTTTCGGTAATGGAATATTAAAAAATGGTAGTGTTATTGATGATAGTTTTTTAGATTTAGAACAAGTTGGGATAATCATACCTGGTCAACAAGGTGATTTAAATGATTCAATTGACCCGTTGTTAGGTGATGAGTATTCAACACTTGGTGAAACACCAACACAAACAACTCTTACCATAACTTATAGAATTGGTGGTGGTATTGAAGCCAACGCTTCAGTTGGTGACTTGACATCAATCATTGGAACACCAACTAAATTAGTTGATGGTGGAGCGGATATTGGTGGTGTTACGAATGAAACTCCTGCGAGGGGTGGGGCTGATGAAGAGGATACAGATGAGATTAGAGAAAAGGCTAAAGCATTTTTTACAACACAAAACAGGTGTGTGACGAAAGAAGATTATGAAGCCAGAACAATGAATATGTCTTCACGATTTGGAAACATAGCAAAAGTAATTGTATCAAGAAATCAAATACCATCAGCAACAGATGTTCAACAAGCATATCAAAATGCTTTATCACCTGACATTGATACGATAGTTAATTTATCTGGTAATTTTCTTAATTTATTATCATTTTCTGATAATTTAATATCACCAACAACAGAGGGTACTTTAGGTTCAATTATAACTCATTTTGGTAATTTAACTGATGAACAAATAGATTTTTTATATAACCTTCAACAAGATTTACAAACTTTACAAAATAATTTATCTACATTACAATCCAATGTAATAGAACTACAATCAAGAGTCAGTGGTTTACAAGTTGGAACATTGGAAGAATTAGATGCTCAATTCGGAACAATATCAGTCAATATATTAGCATATGATAAAAACAAAAACTTAGTTGGTAATGCACAAGCCGGTACCGGATTACCAGACGCTACAGATGGAACACCTATTATTTTAAATACCAACTTATCAAATTATTTAAATAATTTTAAATTATTAACAGATGACGTTGCTATTCAAGATGGATATATTATAAACTTCGGTGTGGTGTTTGATGTAGTAGCTCACAGATATGCGAATAAAGCAGAAGTTAAATTAAGATGTATACAAAAAATTATAGATTATTTCAAGATTGAAAAAATGCAATTCAATCAACCAATTATTATTAGTCAATTAGAATATGAATTAATGGATATTGATGGTGTTAGGTCTGTTAATTATGTATGTGTAACACAAACTGAAGACTATGTAGGTGGAGGTGAAGGATTTGAAGATGGACCATTGTTCACATATTCATATGCTGATAACGCAATCACCACAGATGGTGGAACTGCTGGTTATGGTTACGCATATAATTTTCCATCAGCTTTAACAAATGGAATTATATTACCAGCAAATCCAACAACACCAGCAGTATTTGAATTAAAAAATCCAAGACAAAATGTAAAGGGGGTAGTTAGATAATGCATCATTTTATTTTTCCAACACAAGACAATTGGGTTTCAAGTGGTTCAAACAAAGTAACAGGTGAGTCTTTTACAGACCAAAACTTTGGAAGAGACCAAATACTTGAAGTCAAAAAAGAATTTTTTAATAATTCATTTGACCATCAAACAAGAGCATTGGTTAATTTTAGTGGAACATCTTTTACTGAGATGTCACAATCAATTGTAAAAAAAGATATACATAACCCAAGATTTTTTTTAAGACTTTTTGAAGCAGAGGGTAATGCAGAAATGACTGAAGAATATACTTTAGACATTAAACCAATCTCACAATCTTGGGTAGAGGGTACAGGTAAGTTTGGTGATAATCCAAAAAACACAAATGGGTGTAGTTTCATAAATCGGTCTAATCCAATTGGTGGAACTGCAGTAGCTTGGGCTAACGCTGGAGTTTCAGTTTATCCAGTAAGTTCGTCAACACAAGCTTTTTCAAATCAATCACCTGATGTTGATGTTGATGTAACTGATATGGTTAATATGTGGTTAAGTGGTGCGGAACAAAACTATGGTATGTTGATTCGTTTTAGTGGTAGTCAAGAAACAGATAGTCAAACATTTGGACATTTAAAATTCTTTTCAAGAAACACTCATACGATATTTTCACCAAAATTAGAAGTTCGTTGGGATGACCATTTACCTTGTACGGGTTCAAACACTGGTTCATTAACTGAATTAACAATGAGTGGGTTAAGTGATAACTTTTTATTTATGAAAGGAATGAGAGAAAGTTATAAGGTAGGTGAAAGAGTCAAGTTTAGAGTTGGTGCAAGAAAAAGATATATTCAAAAAACTTTCAACACATCAGTTCAAACCGTAACTGGTTCATTCATACCTGAAGCAAGTGGTTCATATGCAATTAAAGATG